ACGGAAGAGGTTTCACAGAACTATGGTTACAAGTTTGGTCAAGACGAGGAAACATATAACATTGTAGCTGCACATGGCTACTTTGGTAGACTTATTTTCCAATATGCTTCTTTTAATAATTCTCGTAGCTTACATTTCTTTTTGGCTACTTGGCCCGTGGTTGGCATATGGCTTACCTCAATGGGCATCTGCACCATGGCTTTCAACCTTAATGGTTTTAACTTTAACCAGTCCATCGTTGACGCTAACGGCAAGATCGTTCCAACATGGGCTGACGTATTAAACAGAGCCAACCTTGGTTTTGAAGTAATGCACGAGCGTAATGCTCACAACTTCCCACTCGACTTGGCATCAGCTGAGTCTACAAACGTAGCACTTACAGCACCACAAATAGGATAACTCCTACGTCCGTTCATCGCTTTATGCGACGCATGTAATCAAGTCATGGAACGGGGGCTTGGTATCGGAGGAAACTATGACAGTAACTTACGTTTACCGTGGTGTTACATATACTAAAATTGTTAAGTAATGGCCCATCAAAGCTCGGTTATGAGAGCTTCTGTAACTCGGTACGAACCCGAGCCAGAAGTTAAACCGGAAAACAAAACTGAAGAAAAGAAAGAAGATGCTCAACTAGAGATTCCTTCTTACTAACAGCGTGGGGAGCACCTCAGAGTCGGACTCCCCCGCCCTTGGCTTACAGCCTCTACGGAGATACCTTGAGCCGTCTAGACGGTGTGGATAGACACACAAAAAATTAGGCCGAAAAATTCTGTACAGGAAAGCAATATAAACTTTAACCTTAATCATGGCACAACAGAATAGCACTCTGACCACGGCTCTTACACGCCCGGGTCAGGCTAATAGTACAGGTGACGCAAGAGCACTTTACTTAAAGCTGTTCAGTGGCGAGATGTTCAAAGGCTTCCAGCACAATGCGATTGCTAGAGACCTTGTAATGAAGAGAACCTTAAAGAATGGAAAATCATTACAGTTCATCTACACTGGACACACAAAAGCCGAGTATCATACACCCGGCAACAGCATACTAGGTAACACCGATGGTGCACCACCAGTAGCTGAGAAGACAATCACAGTTGATGACCTACTCATCTCCAGTGCATTTGTTTACGAGCTCGATGAAACATTGGCTCACTACGAATTAAGAGGAGAGATCTCCAAGAAAATTGGATATGCTCTTGCTCAGAAGTACGACAGACTCATCTTTAGAGCGATTGCTCGAGGTGCTAGAGCTGCTTCTCCTATCACAAAGACTAACTTTGTCGAGCCCGGCGGTACACAGATCCGTGTAGGTACAACTACAAACGCATCTGACGCTTACAGCTCTTCAGCTCTAGTCAACGCTTTCTACGATGCAGCTGCTGCACTAGATGAGAAAGGCGTTTCTACTGATGGTAGAGTTGGTGTACTTAACCCAAGACAATACTACGAACTTATACAAGCTGTAGGTTCTAACGGACTTGTCAACAGAGACACACAAGGTACAGCATTACAGTCTGGTAATGGTATCATTGAAATTGCAGGCATCAAGATCTACAAGTCAATGAACATCCCATTCTTCAGTCAGTATGGTACTAAGTATGGAACTGGATCTGCAACTAACCCCGGCGTAACAGACCCCGGAAATACAGGATCATTCGTATCAGAAGCTGTAGAAGATGCTGCTGCTGACGTAACCGGAATCAACAACGAGTACGGTGAAGAGACTGAATTTGCAAACAGTTGTGGACTTATCTTCCAGAAGGAAGCTGCTGGTGTTGTAGAAGCTATCGGACCACAAGTTCAGATAACTTCAGGCGACGTTAGTGTAGTTTACCAAGGCGACGTAATCTTAGGAAGACTTGCTATGGGTGCAGACTACCTCAACCCTGCCGCTGCTGTCGAGCTATTCGCTGGAACAGCTACAAAACCATCTGGTTTCTAATTTATTTTTTTATACGGGGAGTGTATTCTCCCCCTTTTTTATTATGCCTTTTCCAACCACAAACGCTAAACAAGAGCTACCAGCTATCAACCAAATATTGACATCATGTGGTCAGGCTCCTGTAACTACACTAGATCAAACCAACCCGGAAGTTGCGATTGCCTATGATACACTGTTACAGGTGTCACGAGAGGTACAATCCGAAGGATGGACTTTCAACAGAGAGTATCATTACACTGATATCACACCTGATGTTAATAAAGAAATACTTATACCTAATAATATTATACAGATTAAACTCTCAGAGGACTCACAAAACACTTCTCACGATGGGATTAGAAGATCAGGTAAGTTGTATGATAGACAGAATCATACATACCAGTGGGACTATAGTCCTGAGTTTGATATAATCTGGTATTTTGATTGGATTGATTTACCAGACCCAATACAAACCTATATTACAGCCAGAGCAGCAACACTTGTATCTGGTAAAATAGTAGGAGACGACGATCAGTACGCTCGTCTACAACAGCAAGAAGCACTTGCTAGATCATCAGCTATGGAGTACGAAACAAGTCAAGGACAGTTTACTATGTTTGGACATCCTCAAGGACAGCAGAACTACTATCAAAGCTATCAACCATTTCATGCTTTACAACGATAATGCCTTCAGTCACACAAAGAGTTGACAGCTATCTAGGTGGCGTATCTAGACAATCAGATGATAAAAAACTTCCCGGTCAAGTAGAAGAATGTCTTAACGGATACCCTGACCCAACCTTTGGTCTGACTAAAAGACCGGGATTTAAATGGATTGCTAACCTCGGTAGTGGCACTACATACGACAACTCAAAATGGTTCTACATTAATAGAACTGCAACAGAAAAATATATAGGATGTATTACACCAGCATCAGGAGGCTCTACAGGAGCTATCTATATCTGGAATATATTAACAGGCTCACCAGCTAACGTAACTTATGGTACAGGAGCTCAGGCTTACCTTTCAGCAGCTTTACGTACAGATTATGATGTGCTGACAGTACAAGATACAACTATTATAACTAACCGAACAACTCAGGTAGGAGTTACAGCTGCACCTTCCTTTACCGCTAATACACAAGCTACTATTAAATTAGTAGGCGAAGTATCAAACGTACCTTATGAATTAAAAGTTAACTCAACAAGTGTAAACGTTACCTATACTGCTCCTAGTGGAGCCAGATACGCCACAGTATTAAGTACATTAAATTCCTACATAACTGGTTTAGGTCTTGGATTTACTATAGTACAAACTGCTGATAGTTTACATATAAGTCGTTCAACACCCTTTACCATTACAGGTACTGGTGGTGTAATTGGTAACAGACTTACAATCTTTCAAGATCAGGTTACTTCATTAATTGAATTACCGAATGAGAGTAAGAATGGTCACGTAGTAAAAATACTCAGTTCTGGTGCTACAGATGCTGCATATTATATGAAGTATACTGCTGATAATGGTACATCTGGTCCCGGATTCTGGTCAGAAACTGTAGCTCCAGATGTATCTACTGGACTGGTAGATACTACGATGCCGCATGAGTTACTTAACCCGACTCCAAATAACTTTGTATTTCAAACTATAACCTATAAAGATAGAGTTGTAGGCGATGACGATACTAATAAACATCCATCTTTTAATGGTAGTACTATACAGCAAGCTTTCTTTCATAATAACCGACTAGGATTTCTTTCTGGTGATGCTGTTATATTAAGTCAGTCAGGTCAGTTTTTTAACTTTTATCATACAACTGCACAAACAGTTACAGATGCAGACCCGATTGACCTTATAGCATCTACTATACGACCAGCTGCACTACACAGTATTATACCTACTACTCAAGGTTTAGTTTTATTTAGTGCTAATCAACAGTTCTTGATGTCATCTATTCAAGGTAACTTGACACCAGCTAGTGCTAACATACGTGCTATATCTAACTATGAAGTAGATACAGAAATAGACCCAGTTGACATGGGTGTAACACTTAATTTTATTAGTAAGACACCTAGTTACACTAGAGTCTTTGCGATGATAACACGTGGGGAAAACGAAAACCCAACAGTATTAGACATAGGTAGAGTAGTAAATGAGTGGGTTCCAGCTACAATCGATACACTTATAGCAAGTCCACAAAACCAATTCATTGCATTTTCCGGACAGAGTTCTAAGTACATATACTTCTTTAGAACTTATAATGATGGAGAAAAAAATGTAGTACAAGCATGGTTTAACTGGAAAGCTCCCGGTACTGTACAAGCTATTGCAGCTGACTCTGATGAATTTTTTGCTGTAACTAAACAGGGTACTCAATATACATTAAGTAAAGCAAGTCTGAGCCAAAGTCCAGAAGATGCTATTATTGTTAATAATGATGGTAAGAAAATTAATCCTTGTATAGATTTATATACTACAGCTAGCTCTGTGACTTATGATGCTACAAATGACTTTAGTAAATGTTTCTTACCTTATGATGATATTTCATATCTTAGTCCAGTACTTATTATTAAAGGTTCTACAGCCACCGGTAACTTTATTGAATCTGGATTTGTAATCTCACCAGAACGTGACGTAGAGTCAGGAAACCCATACTTTAAAGTTCCCGGAAAAGA